ATTTTAACTTTTTTGTTTAATAATGCGGCTTGTATGGCCTGTTCAAAATCATCATCGCTCATGTTTCCGCGCTCGTCATATTTCACTCCCAAAAATTTATTTGATGCATCTTCCATATTATAAAATCCAAAGGGATTTTTAGTAATCGTTAATAATTCATTATTCGAATTATATTCTACGTAATCTACGGTTCCTATTGCCCCCAACGTTTTTTTAATATCCATTTCTGATAATGCCCCACTAGTAGATACTTTAAAGGACCATGTTTTTATATATCCTCTTAATATGTTAAATATAATGGCTAACTCATTTGGATAATTAATCATTGGGGTTCCTGATAATAAAATAATTTTACAATTTTTAGCATCCATTAAATAATGATACAATTTTAAGGAAATAGATAATACCTGGTCACCTGATTCTACTAACGTATGCAATTTTTCTAAATTAATTGAACCAATTTTATTCACAATTTGACTAATTAAATTATGAGCTTCATCCACAACAACAACACTATTATCAAACATATTTCTACTATAATTATTACTATGTTTACTAATATGTCTATCTCTCAAACCATTGTAATGTAAAAAAGTATACTTTGCATCCAATAATTCATTGATTTGAGTATCAATTTCTTTTTTTTCATCGCTAGATAAACTATTATAATTGGGTGGACTTGTTGTATCAGCAATCCATCCACCACCCATAGAGCGAATGGTTGTTTTTTTTATACCCAATAATGAAACCATTTCATTTAATTCATCTACATTTTTAATATTTATTTTTTTTTTACTCCAATGTTGATTTAATCTATATAGTTTATCACCACATTCTTTCAATTGTGTTTTGTAATTTTTTTCTAATGAAGCAGGTGTCATAATATATACTTTTTTATGGCTTTTTAATCCTTCTACTATTGCAATAGAAGAACATGTTTTACCTGAACCTAGACCATGATATAATAATAATCCTCTATATGGTGTATATAATTGTATATACATTTTAACAATTTTTTGATGAGTCATAAGCGTAAATTCATCAGAATCCTGAGCTTTTAAACATTTTTCTTTCATTACATCCTTTGTTTCGTCCTCGTATTCATCTTCGCTATCATCGTCAAAACCATCAAACAAACGATTAATACTATTTATAAAAAATTCTCGATTGTTTAAATAATATGGAGATATTGGTAGAGACAATTGGTCCACTTTATCATAAGTTTCTTTTTCTCCTTTTGGTAAATCTACATCGGGTATTAATTTACCCTTAATTGGTTTTGATTTAATAGGTTCTTTTTGTTTTTCCTCTTCTATATCTAGTTCATCTTCTTTTTTTCGTTTTCTTTTTGAACTAGATTGAATGGATTCATCAGATAGTTGAGATTTAATCACATAGGGGTCATACATCAATCTTAACCGAGCTTTTAATTTACGTGGTTTACCTATTGGCAATGGAGATTTTTTTACAGGGGGCTTTGGAAGAGGTTTACTATCCTCTATCCTTTCAACACTATACCCGATTCCAATTTTACCTTTTATATCATGAAGCAAAGCAGCTTTATCAAAGCTACTTGTATCGGTTTTATTAGTAATTTGTGTTTTTAAAAAAACTTTATCCTGCTGAGTTCCCGGTTTTGCGGCTACTTTTTCAAATGTAGATGGAATAGGTTTTTTTTTTAAAAATTCTAATCGTTTAGACATTATATATTATAAATATAAAGATTTAATTAAAATAAATTTATTTATTTTTTATTATTAAAATAAATTTAAATTATACTGGATACATAAAAATACTCTCATAATATTAACCTAGTATTTTATGAATACCTTCTTCGCATGCAATTTGTTCGGCTTTTTTTTTAATTTTATGTTTTCCTTTACCCAGAAAGATAAAACATTTATCATGCTCTTCTAAATGTGTTTGAATATTTGCAAAGCTACCATAATATTCATAATTCACCGCATCTTCCATATTTACTTCATATACATTTTGACCCACGCATAGATATACACCCATAGTATAACCTTCTTCTAATGTGTTTTCATGTATAATATAATTCGGTGTGACTTTGAATTCTTTTTGTAATAATACTTGTAATTTATTTTTATAGTTATCATCATTTTCGATTAATTCTGTCCAATTTACATGCTGTTCAAATATTTTTTCTACGAATATTTGAGCAATTTGAAATCCAGGACCGGTTACAAATATATTTTCAAACCATTTTTCATCATCTTTTATATTAATTTTATTAAAATCTAGAAATAATGCACCCAAAAAAGCTTCAAATAAACATCCTAATTTTTTTAAATTTGTTCTAATCTTTTTTTCCTCAGCATGTTTTGAAATAATATACCATTTATTTAACCCCATTTCATAGGCTAATTTACCAATATGTTCATTTTTTACAAGCGCTATTTTTTTTTCGGTCATAAATCCTTCGTCAGCTTTAGGGAATCTACGGTATAAATAATATTTAGTAAGTAATTCTAACACGCCGTCACCCAAAAATTCAAGTCGCTCATTTGATTTTGTTTTTAATGGTAAACAATCGTGCGGTTTATCTGCTAATATAATATTTTCCTTTTCATTTTCTAACATGGGTTTTTTTGTATAAGATACATGTATAAAAGCTCTTTTATATAATTCCATATTGTGAACTTTAGAAGGTATTCCGTATTTTTGAAATAATAATAAAATATCAGATTCGGTTATTTCTTTATTATTATTATTATACGGATTAAAAAATAAATCATCCTCATTTACTTCTATGTCGGTATTATTTTCCATTTTATATATCATGTTGCTATTATTTTAAATCCTTTATAAAAAAAAATATTATATAATAGTATAATGCCATTTCGATTTGCTTCCCAAACAAGTATTATTAAGGCAGATAACTCTTGCGGTAACGGAGGTCCTAATAAAGCTGGATTAGCGCCTCAATGTAGCATATTATCTACTCAGCCTATATATTCATTAGTAAGGCGCAGAACCATGTATACAAAATTAAAACAACCTGCGGCATACCGTAATTTAACCTTATGGACATGTGGTAGTGCTTAATTATAATTAATATACGTATTTAAACATATGAAAATACATATATTAATATGAAACTTCAAATACATGTAGATGTTAGAGAAAAAGATTTAATAGATTTATTTAAAAGTTATACTGAAATTACTATTATAGAAAAAGCATTATTAATCGGTGATATTATAATATATGATGATGAAAAAGAATTAATCATTTTTGAAAGAAAAACAATAAAAGATTTAGCAGCAAGTATCAAAGATGGTCGTTATCAAGAACAATCATTAAGATTAGATAGCACCGAGCTACATAATCACAATATATTTTATATTATAGAAGGATCATTAACAACGCTACCTAGTAAGTATAAAATAAATAAACAAACTATTTTATCCAGTATGATTTCATTATGCTATTACAAAGGGTTTTCTTTATTAAGAACAAATAGTGTTTTAGAAACATGTGAATTAATTATGCAATTTGTAAAAAAAATAGAGAAAATGGATAAAGTTGGTATATATGATTTAGTAAATTTAAATAATACAAATGAATCAGAAAACAACTATATTAATGTTATTAAAAGAGAAAAAAAATCAAACATAACTCCAGATAATATAAATATATTATTTCTATGTCAAATACCTAGCGTTTCTACTACAAGTGCAAAAGCAATTATGGAACATTTTGGCACAATGTATAATTTAACAAATGCTTTATTAGAAAATAAAGAATGTTTAAAAGATATGACGTATATGTGTGGTAAAAAAGAAAGAAAAATTAGTAAAAAAGTAATAGAAAATATTACAAACTATTTATGTAAATAATATGTTTGTTTATACTATGTTTAAAACAAAAAAAATATGGTATATAATTTGTGCTGTAATAGTAGTATTAATATTATTTAGAGTATTTTATAGAAAAAAAGAAGGTTTAGAACCTAGAGAAAGTTCTGGAGAAAATTTGATAGAATTACCAAGTAAAATAAAAGGCGCTGTAAATGATGTAGAAAGTAGTTTACTTTTAGCAAACCATAAAGGAGATTATGAAGATATTATAATTGGATTAAATGACAGCGTAGATTATCAAATATTAAAAACAATAAAAGCCGGAGGAGAGAATATATCTAAAGATGCAACAAGTGAAGAAAGTTTTAAAACCATTCGAAAAATCAATGAGCTTCGAAATTTAAAAACAGCTTTGCATGAATCAATGAGTTTTTTGGATTCTAAATAAATTATTTTCGATACATATTACATTTTATGCAATATGTTTCTGTTTTTTCATAAATACATGGTCTATCAGTAACCCATACATGATTACATATTTTATATATTTCTTCATTTATTTTTTTTGTTTCATTTTTCATATATTCTAATTCTTTTTCATGGGCTTTTATTTTTAATTCCATGCTATGAAATATAGCATCTCTTTTTTGTATTAAATCATCCATATGTATAAGTAAGAGGATTATTTTAAACTAAATTGAAATAAAATAATTAATAGGATATATATTAATAGAAGATATGGATGAGGTAGGCGCATTTGCCCGTTCAACGTGCCCTTGTGCAAATAGCGAATGCGAACATCGCCAAGAAATCATACCCGAATTACCCCCCAAAAGAGAAGACCGAGTGAAAGGTCAAATATATATAAATAAAAAAGGAGAAAAAGTGATTTGGAATGGGAGGATATTACATTGCGAACACGGTAGAGAAAAATCAACATGTAAAGAGTGTGGGGGGTCTAGTATTTGCGAACATGGCAGAATAAAATCAACATGTAAAGAGTGTGGGGGGTCTAGTATTTGCGAACATGGCAGAATAAAATCAAGATGTAAAGAGTGTGGGGGGTCTAGTATTTGCGAACATGGCAGAATAAAATCACAATGTAAAGAGTGTGGGGGGTCTCAAATTTGCGAACACGGCAAACAAAAATCAAGATGTAAAGAGTGTGGGGGGTCTCAAATTTGCGAACACGGCAAACAAAAATCAAGATGTAAAGAGTGTGGTGGGTCTAGTATTTGCGAACATGGCAGAATAAAATCAAGATGTAAAGAGTGTGGTGGGTCTAGTATTTGCGAACACGGTAGAGAAAAATCAAAATGTAAAGAGTGTGGTGGGTCTAGTTTTTGCGAACATGGCAGAATAAAATCAACATGTAAAGAGTGTGGGGGGTCTAGTATTTGCGAACATGGCAGAATAAAATCAAGATGTAAAGAGTGTGGGGGGTCTAGTATTTGCGAACATGGCAGAATAAAATCACAATGTAAAGAGTGTGGGGGGTCTCAAATTTGCGAACACGGCAAACAAAAATCAAGATGTAAAGAGTGTGGGGGGTCTCAAATTTGCGAACACGGCAAACAAAAATCAAGATGTAAAGAGTGTGGGGGGTCTTCTTTATGTAAAAATGATTGGTGTGATACAAGAGCAATTCCAAAATATGAAGGATATTGTATGCCTTGCTTTATTAAAAATCCACTCAACGCCGACAAACCAGCTCACCGCAATTATAAAACAAAAGAAAAAGAAGTCGCATTAGCAATTACGCAAAGATATCCAAATGCGACTTGGATTTTAGATAAGAGAATACACGATGGTTGTTCTGCGCGCCGTCCAGATGTGCTTATGGATTTAGGATACCATGTTCTTATGGTAGAAGTGGATGAAAATCAACATAACAATTACGATTGTAGTTGTGAAAATAAGCGGTTGATGGAAATAGCGCAAGATTTAGGTCATCGTTCTATGGTCGTGAT